GTACCAGAATGCGCCCTGCGACATCATAAACGGCTGCGCGTCTTCTTTGGCAACCTTCCAGCCGCTAAAACACAACTCGTCGCATGCGCTCCACGCGCCGGTGATGACCGGTACACCACACGCCTGCGCTTCCACCAGCGGAATGCCAAACCCCTCGCCCGCGCTAACCAGCATGTGAACATCCATCGCGTTGTAGGTTGCGGTCATATGATTCGTTTGAAAGCCGGTGACGCTTGTCAGGTAGCGGTCAGGCACAACGTAATCAATGCCAGGCGCAAGACCGTTGGCTTCCAATATGGCTGCGAGATTGACGGCGTCACCGTATAACTCGGTGTGCAAGTACAGCAAGGCATCAGGGTGCTTGCGTTTGAATCGCGCGAATGCCATGATCTGTTCTGTCCACGCCTTGCGCGGCGGAAAGCCCTTATTCGCCCCGACAATGCCAACAATAAACGCGCTCTCCGGCAGTTTGAGGAATTTACGCGCCTCGCGCATGTCACCGCGTCCAAAGGCTTTGGTGTCCACGCCATGTGGTATGTAGGTGCTTTCCAACCCCGCCTGTTCCATCATCTTCTGCCCGTGTTTGCTGATGGTGACGCGCTTCCACGCCCCGCTTGCGCCTGCAATGACGTCATTCGGCGCTGGGTGGCTGTCCACCGGATACCAGGCGATCCACGGCATCTTGGGCGTTTGCAGTTCACGCGCGTTGAATACCCACACGTCCAGCAGGGTAATCAGCACATCTGCGCCGAAGTTTACGGCGTTTGGCAGAGCAACGTCCATGCCGTAGGGGTGGCGGTAGCGCGGGAAGACCGGCATGTCGCGGTATGTCAAAACAGCGCCCTCTAACCCCCAGGTGGCGCTGTATCCTACCGCGTGTCCATCCGCTTTCCAGCGGGTGCCAAATAGCGCCGCCTGGTTGCCGTAACCAGTTGACGCCCACGGTGCATTGGTATGTAGCATAATTCGCATTGTCATAGGCTGTGCGCTCCTCTGGCGCGACCTCCAAAAGCGGCGGGCAGGGCTGGGAGGAAGCAGCCCTTTTCAGGCACGTGTCCCTAGCCCGCCGCATTTGTCAAGGTTAGACGGACGTTCCGATCATGTAGCACCCGAAGGTCGGGCGGTACAAGCCATAGGCGTAAACGGTTGAGAAGTTGAGTTCCCACAAACCGCCGCCCTTGCTGGCATCACGCTGCATTTCAGTGCGAGGCGCGCGCCGCATGTCAAATGCAATTGCGTCACGGCTGAACATGCCGGCTGCCGCAGCAGTCCCGGAAACGATATTGGCGTCCTCGTAGAAGTTGATTCCGCCGTATGAGCCGATGTAGGCTTGCCCAGCCAGGTCATCCATGAACTTCGGCGACTGGATCAGGGTCGGGGCGGATGTCGCGCCAAGCAGGTAATACGCCTGTTCAGGGCGGATCACCGCAACGTACGGTAACGGCGCATGTGCCGCAGCCAGGTACGCGCGGGCGCGGAAGATGTTGTCCCAAGTCAGCGTGCCGCCAGCAGTGCCAACAGTACCGCCGGTGAAAGTTGAGAACAGACCCGCCAGTTTGGTGTCAGCATCAACAATGAATCGTTGACCAGCGTCTGTGCCAGCGTTCGCAATGGTTTCGTTCCAGTCGCTGGTCAACAGCATGTCGGTCATGGTGTACTGTGCCTGGTAACCGTAAGGCGTCAAGGTTGCAAGCAGTGAAGGCGCGAATGAACTGGCAGTCGCGTCTGTGGTTTCAACCACAATCGTCAACGTACCGGCGTCACCGTAGGTGTACAGTTTGCGCGGGTTCATCTCTGCCCCGCCTGCAAAGTTGCGAACCAGCGGGCGCATGATTTCTGCCTGCCGTGCGGCTAACAGCGCATTTTCCTGAAAGTTGTTAGCGAGTGAACTGATGTCTGACCAAGTGCTACCCATAGGGTGTTACTCCTTGTCTATTGAGAACGCACCTCCGCCGTGTGCTTTGATGAATTCGGCATCGTAAATGTCAATGGTTGCGTTTCGCGACACTTTCGGCAGGTTCTTTTCGTCCTTGCCTGGATTGGTCGGCTGCACACCCGTTGGCGGTGGTGCTTGTTTGATGATGAGTTTTGCCAGGTTGTCCGCGTCTGTTTCCATCTCCTCTAACGTCTTGCCCGTGATGCGGGCTGCCAGTTCTGGAGGTAGTTTGGCTTTTGCCGCTGCCTTCTCACGCCATGCTTCCATTTGCGTGACAGCCAGCCGTTCTTCCAATTCAGCCGCGCGTTTTTGAGCCTTTTCAAGCTCTGACAGGTTGGCTTCCTGCGCCTGGCGCTCTTTCTCTTCAAAGTCGCGCAACTTCGTGCGGTAGCCCGCTGCTTCCTTGCGCGCCTCTTTGAGCGCCTTTTCCAACTGCTCCGGTGTTAGATCGCCAGCCGCCTGGGTCTTGGCTTCCGCTTCCGGTTTGGCATCAGCACCCGCCTGGGGTGTAGGCTCTGCATCCGCCTGGGGTGCAGCGTCTTTGATTTCGTCTGCCATTGTGTTTTCTCCTAGAATGTTTGTTCAGAATTTACGTTCTACTAATAAACATAACAAAAACCCCCGTTTTATTCCCGATGCTCCCTATTCGCCCAGCAGGTCTTTCAGGGGTGTTTGCACGCGCATTGTGCCGTACACGTCATCTTCACGCTGCCCCGCTAATGCGCTAAATTCAAACTTGCCGTCTTTCCAGGCTTCATACCGCCCCGCGCCTAGTATTTCGCGCTGTTTGTCCTCTGACAATCCAGCAAACCAATCTTCACCGCTTTTGATGCCGCTTTCCGCGCCCACTACCAATGGCACAGGAGTACAGCGGCAATTAAAATGCCCGTCTAGCGGTTCGTCATTGCTGTGGATTGATCCATTCATGGCGATACAGGCGGGGCATGTGCTGTCGTCTAATTCCGCCATCCATACCCAGCCCTCTACCACGTCACCGTTTGCAATGTATGACGCGCGGCTGGCTTCACGGTACGCCCACAACTGCACCGTGCGGGCTGTGCGCATGGCGTCTGTCAGCCCCATGCCAAGTTCACGCCGGACGATGTCAGCGGCGATGGTCTTCGGGTTCAGCCCGCGCGCCATGCCTTCAATCAGCGCGTCTGCAATGCGCTGGCGGAAGTAATCCCCCATGCCCGACAGCCGTTTGTACAATTCGCCGCTGGGTGACAGAAACCCCATCAGCATTTCAACCTGCGCGGCTGGCAGGCTGCGGTACACCGCCAATATACGCGGGTCTTGCGCTACCAGTAATGCCCGCGCGTCTTTGATGCCGCTTGTCACCGCTGCGTTGCCAATCGCCCTCACTTCACCACGCAGCCATGCCGAGTAGTCGTCCATTTCGCGCTGGATGTCGGACAGCAGCCGCTTGTAATCTGACAGCCGTTTGAGTTGTGCGGCGGTCATGCCAGGGTTCTTGTCAATGGCAGCCTGCAGCGCAACGATGTCACCCTTCAGCCGGTCATACAGCGTCTTATACTGCGCGATGACGCGCTTGATTTCCGCCGCGTCACGCTTCAGCACCTGCGCCCGCAGCCGTTTGGCTTCGGTGATAACGTCAGCCACTATTCTCCTCTGTCAAACGCTTGCAGCAATGCCGCGCCGATGTTGTCAGTCGCTGCCGCTTCCGCCTGGATGCGCTCTTGCTCATCCGCCCACACGTAGCCGCGCTTTTCGCTGGCGGTCTGACGGCTGACAAGTCCATTGGCGATGTCGCTGGTAATGGCTGCCGCCTCTTCTGTTTCGCTTTGTGGCAGCGCTTCGGGGAACACAACTTCACCTCCGTCTTCGGCTGCCATGTTTGCAATGGCAAGCAGGCGGTAGTTCATCTCTTCCAGTGCGTCACCAAACAGCCCGCGCTTGGTCTCCAACTTGGCAAGGCAGTCCTGGTACAGCACGCGCAGCCCAAAGTTGGTCAGGCTGCCTAACTTGTCTTGCAGGCTGTCAATGTCCACCGTGCGCGTCATGTCAAACGCGAATTGGCGCAGCAGCCGCAGGAATTGCTGGCTGGC